TTAATTATCCTTGCATGGGTGATATATGTAATAAGCTTTTTAATTTTACTCATTCCTGGATCAATTCTGAGGCTGTTTGGCGTAAAATTACTACATTCTTATGCTTTCAAATTTAACCGGTGGATGAAACAAATTGATAATAAGCTTAAGTTTTGGTATATTAATAAAAAGATTCATGAAAAATTATCGTATTACAGAAAATTTCCTATTATTTGGAAACTTAAAAACAACATAAAATGACATTATTTTTAGAAGCTTTAAAGCAACTTATCCCCATTGGCATATTCTTTGTATCAGTAACTATCTTTTTATTCATCCTACTTAAGATATGTAGGCTAGGTGATAATTATTTAACCTTTAACGGGGATAAATTGTAGTTTAATGGCGATGATATTAAAAAATTTTAACCGTAGGCAGATTAACTGTTTTCAATTTTTAACCGTCGAGCTATTTTTCCGGCGAAATTTTTTAACCGTCGCAATATTTTTCTTAACCGGACACCTATTGACCTAAACCAGATTTGTAATATTTCCACCATTCCGGCAGTCGCTCATTAAACAGCGCATCAAGTTCTTTGACATGCTTTTTAGGAATCCGCTTACCGAATCTCAGATTATTTCGATCTCCTCCGTCTGTGATATACCTAGATAACTCAGACCAGTTCAAAATTTTCTCGATCATAACGAATCGAAATAAGCAATACATACTTTCCGCGTGCGAAAAAACCTGGTACGATAGTAATGTAACCGTCCGAATAAACCTGACACATAGATTAATACACATGTTCCTGCAAGCACGTATTTACGATTTGATTTGTACTTAGTTTCCATAATTGAAATGTTTCTCACCGCCAAACCCCGGCTCTCTTTCGAAAGTCCGGGGCATACCCTATAAAGAACCTGTCATATTACCGCTGATATACTTCGCGTGTACCGGTCAACAAGGGCAAACCGCCGTAAAACCCACGACGGAAAACGGCGGTGTTTACCATTCAATGTTATATTTTTCAGCAATTTCCTGAATAAGTTGGTCGTCAATCATTCCAGAATCAACTGAATCAAAATAATCCTGATATTCATCACCCATCTTAACAATGGTTTCACCAATAAAAAGTAATGTAGTTGTTTCAGGATCATTGATATCAATTGATGTATCTGAAATTGAATCAGGCAATAAAGCCTTAAATTCGCGAATAAAATCTGCTTTTTTCATTTGTCGTAGTTTTTTTGATTTGAGCGGTAGGGCCTTTCGACCCCGGCGGGATTTCACCGCGCTTCACCCTTGCATCAATTCAAGATTATTTTCTTGCCGTTATGGTCCAGTCAATATTTTTACTAGATATACCAACTCGGCCATGAGCACCTGAAGAAAACTGAACCTTACCGGCCGGTATCCATTTACCTGCTGATAACACATCGTCAATACTAACAACATGATAATAAGTCGTATCAAAATGGCTTTTAACAACGGATGCCATATTTTTATAGCCTTTTGCTTTTAATTCGGTTGCGCGGAGGATGATTTTTGAAGTTTTCATTGTCGTAAGTTTTAATTGTTATTTGATGAAGTAAAGATACGCACTCGCGTAATACTATGCAAACAAATATCAAATTATTTTTTAATAAGTTGACGAACTGTCAAAAATAAGTGACGAAAAATATATTTGCATTATTAATCTCAATGTTATATATTTGTACTACAAAATTAAGCGATGAAAATTGAACTGATAATTGTTATCATAGCCGGAATTGGCTTTATTGTTTCTGCCTTTTTTTCACTCAGAGGGTTAATTAAAATGACTAAGCTCGCAAAAGAAATCAAAAAGCTATCTGAAGAGATAGAAATTATTGAAATCAGGTTAAAAACGCTTACTGAAAAGGCTCTAACTTTTGAAAAATCTGATCATGAGTAGAGAAATGAAAAATATACTCGGTAAAGGCATATTAATACCAATGACAGCTATTCTAACCGAAAATAAAGCCGGGATGAAACGAGAATATGCAGTTGATACCGTAGAGGTCCTGATCGGAATAGGAAAAGATCACACGGCAAGTCTGATAATGGATTATGAAGCATTGAAAGCATTACAGTCTGGCGGAGAAATAAGCATTAAAACAGATGAGTAAAGTAACTAACATAGTAATAATAACCTACCGAACTTATATTTTAGATTTGATTGTAAAATCTATGTCAGGGGGTGTTAAAACTGTTACAACTACTCAGATTGATTGTTTTGCAAATGTGTTTAAAGCAGGGGTTTATAATCCTAAGTAAATTATGGATATAGAAGATATATTGTATAAAATTGAACAAATTTCTGAGGAATTAAATACGCTTAAGATCTCAATATCATCTGAGATAGTATCTAATCGTAGATGCGATAAATTATTTCCAGGCTATAAAAAAATAGAAATTGGGGATAAGGTAAAAATCACTAAAGTTCCTAAACGACCCGCGTGTCAAATCAATTCAGTATTAACAGTGTTAAAAAATATATCTTGGGATTATAGAGATAAGGCTGGTTATACAATAACGGCACGACATCCAGATAAGGGAATTAAAATATATCTATCTACAGATAGATACAGTTGGGAATTAATTAAATGAGTTATTATGCCTAAAGGATCAATTAAAATAGAAGGATTAGAAGGGGTTGAATTAACCCAAAAGCCAGATAAAAATCTTGGCGGCAGGCCCCCTCTATTCGAAACTCCTGAAGAATTACAAGAGGCTATTAATAAGTATTTCAATGAAGGAATAAATAAAAAAAAGATTGTTACGGGTAAGGCGGACAATAAGCAAGTTACTGAAATACCTATTCCAACTATTTCAGGATTATGCTATTATATAGGATTTGAGAGCAGACAATCATTTTATGATTACGAAAAGAAAGACGGGTTTACTTACACAATAAAAAGGGCGCGATTATTTATTGAACAAGAATACGAAGAGCAGCTTCAAATCGGCAACACAATAGGGGCTATTTTCGCGTTAAAAAACATGGGTTGGATTGATAAGAACGAAATTGAGCACTCCGGTGAAATCAATTGGGTAGAAACAAAAAACTATGGACCTGACAATAAAGCAGACAAAGGCGCTTGATTATTTAGAGGATAAAGTCACAAATGAGGTACTTTTTGGAGGCGGAGCCGGTGGAGCTAAATCAGTTTTAGGATGTTATTGGCAATTAAAAAATAGATTAAAATATCCAGGTACCAGGTCAATAATCGGCAGATCAAAACTTAAAACGTTAAAGGAAACGACATTACAGTCTTTTTTTTGGGTATGTAAAACTCAGGGATTAAAATCAGATAAGCATTATTACTACAATCAAACATCCGGCATTATAAAACTATACAACGGATCTGAAATACTTTTAAAGGATCTTTGCGAATATCCTTCTGACCCAAATTTTGATGAACTTGGGTCGCTTGAAATAACTGACGCCTTTGTTGATGAAGCAAACCAGATAGGGGATAAAGCTAGGAATATTATACAGTCTCGTATTCGGTATATGCTAGATGAAAACAATCTTATACCTAAGATACTTTATACTTGTAATCCTTCAAAAAATTGGACTTATAGGGAATTTTACCGGCCGGATAAGGAAGGTACTATTCAACCACATCGTAAATTTGTACAGGCTCTTTATCATGACAATCCTTTTATATCACGACATTATATAGATAATCTTAAAAAGATGGATAAGGTGAGCCGGGAAAGGTTAGAGTTTGGTAATTGGGAATATGATGACGATCCTGGCGTATTGATAAGTTACGATAATATACTTAATATATTTACAAATGATTTTCCTGCATTATCAGGACCTAAATATATTACTGCTGATATAGCACGTAAAGGTAAAGACAGTACGACTATAGGGTTGTGGAATGGGTTTAGGTGTGAAAGAATTATAACATTACAAAAAAGTCTGGTTACTGAAACAGCTAAAGAAATAAACAAAATAAGACTTGATAATCAAATCCCTATTTCGCATGTTATTTGTGACGAAGATGGTGTAGGCGGTGGTGTTGTAGATATTTTGGAATGTGTTGGATTTATTAATAATTCACGGGCTATTGGGGGGAAGAATTATGCAAACCTTAAAACACAATGCTACTTTGCTCTTGCTGATAGATGTAATTCAAACGGATTATATGTATATACCAATGATGACAAAGAAAAAGAAGGAATTATACAGGAGCTTGAACAGGTTAAGCAAGATAAAATTGATCAGGACGGTAAGATATATATTATCACTAAAGAGCAAGTAAAAGAAAAGATAGGCAGGTCGCCGGATAGGTCTGATATGTTGATGATGCGTGAATGGTTTGAATTGTCTAACGAAAGCTATATATACTGATATGAGAATAGGGATTTGGGATCATAGAGATAATACTTTAACGGTTTGCTGTATAACTGAGGCGTCCAATATTATAGGCTTAGAGCGAAGTAATATATATAGAAGGTTATCCATTAATGGGGTTAGCGTTTACAAGTGCTATACATTAATAGCAAAAACAAAAGAGATTGAACATAAAAAAAGAGGTATTCCGTTTAGGTCAAAATATTAATACACTTTAGCTCGTTAAGTGTACCATTTAACCAGTTATTAATATTCATTTCAGCTATTAGTGTACATTTACTTACATTTTAGCTAAAAATGAAACTTGATTTAAGTCAAATTACATCTATTTCACTTGCGCCAACGGACGATTGGATTAAAGTAGCCAGGGAAGACGCTGAAAAGCTACGGATGCACTACTATGGTGAGAACGTTATTGGGTATATCAAAAGAATTGAAGGCTTAGAATCAGACGCTCAGATTAAGTTAAGGCAAGACATTAAAATATCAAATGAATACATTGTTAAAAACTTACTTAAACCTTATGAAAATCTTTGGGCTGCAAAGGGTGGTTCTTTTATGATCGAGGCAACTGACGAAACAACTGTAAAAGAAAAGATAGACAGCCTTAACCACAATCAATATTTTAAAGATATTTTCTTCCCCAGGTATATAACAGACCCGAACGGATTACTATTTGTAGAAAACGACAAAAAAGAAGCATGGCCTACTTATAAGTCAACATCCTCGATTAAGAACATGAAGTTAAAAGGTGATGTTCCTGAGTACGTATGTTTTGAGGTTGATAAAGAAGAAAAAGACGATAAAGGACAACTTCTTTATGATACTTTGTGGTTGGTTGACGATGCTTATTTTTACAGAATAAAACGACATAATGACACGATTGAGATACTTGAAAAGATAAAACACATATATGGAGAGGTTCCGGCTGTAGTAAATTCAGGTATTCACGATACTTTAAGAGGGATAAGAATAAGCCCTATTCATGCTCAAATTGATTTACTTGATTCATTCCTTCGCAAGAACACTGTCAAGGAAGTTTACCAAATGAAACATGATTTTCCGATCTATTGGGAATATGAAACTGTTTGTCCTGATTGTAAAGGAGCTGGTTATATTGACGGAAAAATCTGCCTTACCTGTAATGGAATGGGCAAAGCAAGTAAAAAGAATGTAGGCGATACAAGGATTATAAAAGTGCCTACTAGTAGTGATGGAATTAAATTGGCACCTGATATTGTAGGATATGTAAATCCACCGTGGGCAGGCGAACATCAAAGAGAGGAATTGAAAGAAGTATTTAAGGATATGTTTTTTTCACTTTGGGGCGCAACCGTAGAACAAGCTGAAAATGAAACTGCAACAGGTAGATTTATAGATGTTCAGCCGGTTAATAATACACTCACTAACCAGGTAGACTTAATCCAACCTCGTCACAATAGATACTTAATGTTGATGTGTAAGT